TGTGGTTCTGTTCGACCAGCTCTTTAGACGGTGCCAAGCACAACACCCGTTTTTTGCTGGTTTCGTGAATCCATTGCGCAAGCTCTGCGATGATGTGCGATTTTCCCGCACCGGTGGCCGCATCGATTATGCAGGGGTCATAACATTTAGAAAGAAAAGCCTTTGCGGCGTCGACCGCGTTCTGTTGATATGGTCTTAACATTTTTTGCCCCAGTTTTCGCCCGCTCGAATACGGCACGCGTGCGGTTCACTTATTTTAAAATAGTATGCCAGCTCTGCCAAAGTGCATTTGTGCTGCAATCGACGGAACGAACGAAGCGCGCCGGGTGTCATTACGCGCGGATTGTTTCTCATCTAAGCAACCGCCGCAAGATATTCGTCGTGGAATGCTTTAAGCTTGGGCAGGGTTTTGTCAATATATTGCTGACTGAAAAAAACCATTTCGGTGTCAAATTTAAACCGGTTCCATTGAATGAAATACGCTGTCGTTCGCTCGCTGCAAAACATTTCATATTGAACCTGGGCATAATAATGGGGCAGGTGTGCCAGGCTTTTAAATTCCGGGTCGGGATTTTCACGCAACCCAAACGGGCATTTAATCTCGGCAATAGCATCTGCGCCAATTAATCCATCGGGTGACGCGCCGAGCCAATCGTATTCCGGGTGAACTATAAACCCGCATTCTTTAATGGTAATGCCTGTTTCAAGCTCAAAATCGAATACGGCATTTTCCTCGTTCCGGCTTCCGTATTCGGTGGCGACGTTGCCGGTAAAAGTTGATTGACCGAGTATCGAGCGCATAGCGTCTTTGGTGCTAGACCAAGGATTAACGCCAAGGATTGCACCAATCTGCGAACCAGTTACCCGGCCTTTGCGCGCGTCAAACCATTCTTGTGATAGCTGTTCCATTGTTTTTACCTCGAAAAAAAAGGCCCCGTAGGGCCGTATTATTAGAAGGGAATATCTTCGGCAGCTACTGGCGCAGCTGGTGCGGAGTTGACCGGCGATACTGCCATGACCCAGTTGCCTGACTTGTCATCAATTTCCCAAAGGCCGAGCTTGATAGCCATAGGCTTATTAGATAGCGCGGAGCTGAGTTGGCTGTCGCCGGGTTCGGTGCCGTTGCGCATTAAGTCGCCGCCTGCGTTTGCATCGATAGCAGCGAGCATCTTTAAAGCACGATCGCGTTTGGTTTTATCCTGCTCTTTTACGCGAATCTTATGAAAGATCTTGCGGCCCTTATGTTCGCCGTCGAGCACTACCCAGCGGGCAGATACAAACGAGTCGCCCTGGTATTCATCCCATTTGATTTCGTCAATTGCCGCGACTACCTGAGTGTTTGCAGGGATAGGCTTAATCTGAACATTGCTGTCAAATGAAGTTGCGGCTGATACTGTTTTTCCGTCTGAAAGATCGAAGAATGACATAATTATTTACCTTCTTTGTTATAAGTGGCTAAAGCCGGGATGTATTGTGCTAATGGGTTTTCGTTTTTCGGTACAAATACATTTTCTGTAATGCCATATCGGTTTTTGCTGACGTTCGACGCGGTGGCATAGGTTACTAGCAATCGTGAGCCGTCTGACGTGGCTTTTTTCTTGTCGCCGTCGCCGCTGGTATACGTCTGGAGCTTTAAGAAGCCGACCATATCCACGTCATCTACATACGGCGCTACTGAGCGTTTGCCGAGTCGCAGATTGTATCGAGTGTAGGGATCCATGTCTGGCAGTTCGATTGTCTCGGTGTCGGCGTGCGCAATATAGACAATGGCGATGTTTTTATCGGCATTAATCTTTGACATCAATTTGCCGACCCGGTGGTGCAGTGTGGCTACTGCGCCAAGGCCTGCGCCATATCCGCCTAAAGCCTGGTTAATAGACTTCGGCTTCTTGGGGTCGCTGTCGATAACGTTTTGCATAAAGATACGTTCGAGCGCCGTTACCGAGTCGATAATGATCGTTTTGTATTTGTGCTCCTCTTTATAGAGTGCCGTCATCTGTTCGATTAGTTGTTCCAGTGATGTTACCACCGGCAGCGCGTCGGGCCGTATATTAGCCGGTACACCCTGCAACCCGTCTTCGGCGCGTATCACTATAGGGTTTGGGAATGTCGCCGCTAGGGACGTCTTACCCAGCCCTGAGTCACCGCATATGGTGACTATCGGCATCCGGTCGGCTGGTTTCGTTGCTTGCTGTAATATTGACATGGTTTGTTTCTCTCTTTCCTAATTGAGGTTCGCACTTTAAAGCAATATATTAAGGGTTGCAACAACTTTTTTTGTATATATACTGCAATCACACACACGAGCTATATAAGACGGGATGATACGAAATGACACTTAAACAGCTACAACAGCGGCTGAAGCCGCTTAATCTCAAATACGTCGCTAGGGCAACCGGTATTAGTTACTCGACTATATATAACCTAGCCAATGGCGGGCAGCGGGTTTCTTTTCCAGTCGTTCAACAGTTAATAGAGTGGCTAGAGGAGCAGGCCAATGAATCAGTTTGATTATCTCGACGCAGGCTTTCGCATTTTCGGCCTCCATGGCGTTGACGCTAAAGGCAACTGCGAATGCGGCAACCCGCACTGTAAGGCTATTCTAAAGCATCCGCGCACATCGGCTTGGCAGCACACGCCCAATTGGTCAGACGAGCAGCTCGACACGATGGAAATGATGGGCCAGTTTAATACCGGGTTCGGCGTTTTAGTTGACGAGCATATCGTTATCGACATTGACCCACGAAACGGCGGAAGCGAAGCATATGCGAAGCTCTGCAAAGACTTAGACCTAGACTTTAAAGCCTTGTCTGGTTTTGTCGTTGCAACCGGCGGCGGTGGTTGGCATATCTATTTTAAGAAGCCTTTAGCTTTGGCGCTGGCAGGACACCATGCCGATTATGAAGGCATTGATTTTAAGTCGAGCGGCTATGTTGTCGGGTGCGGATCTTTGCATAAGAGCGGCTCTTTATACGAAGCAGAAAAAGGGCACCCGGATGACATTGCAGAAGCACCCGCCGAGTTGTTGGCATTGCTGGAAAAACCCGAGCATATCCGAGCGGAATTTCGCGGGCAGCAAGTGGATCTGTCAGCCGATGATCTGGGCGCGATGCTTCAATGTATCGATGCGAATTGCAGCTACGAACAATGGATTAAGATTGGGATGGCGCTACACCATGCCACTACGGGCACAGGCTGCGCGATTTGGGATACATGGAGCGCAACAGGCGAAGATTACGCGGGCAGCGAAAAAATCGGTCAGCATTGGCATTCGTTCGGCAAATCCGCGTCACTAGTAACAGTCGGCACGCTGGTTCACTTCGCGGAGCAGGGCGGCTACCAGTCAACCGTGACTTTCGAGACTGATCTGGTCTATGACGAGCCATTGTCTGACGATAATATCGATCTATTGCGCCCGCCAGGTTTTGTTGGAAAGTTGGTGGAATGGATTAACGGGCAGTGCCGGTTTCCACGCGAGCGGCTAGCAGTAGCAGCGGCGCTATCGGCAATGGGCAATATATCCGGGCTGCGCTATGAGGACAAGGTTTACGGTGTCACGACTAACCAATTTATATTTTGCGTGGCAGGCTCTGCAACCGGGAAAGAGGCAATACAACAAGCCCAGGCCGAGATACATAAAGCCGCAGGGATAGCACCGGCAACCCACGGCGCGATCAAATCCGAGCAGGAGATAATCCGCAACTTAATCGACCACCAGGCGGCTTGCTATATTATCGACGAAATGGGCCTAGTGTTGCAAAAGATCGACAACGCGCGGAAGCGTGGCGGTGCGGCATACCTTGAAGGTGTTATCGGCGCGCTAATGTCGGCATATTCAAAAGCGAATTCGTTTATGCCATTGGGTGGCGATGTGCGAAAAGAGATTAAAATGCAATTAGCCAAGGAGCTGGGGCAGCTAAAGAAACGCCAGGCTGACGGGGCCGATGTTGAGTCTGACATAGCATCTATTGAGCGGCAGCTGTCGACGCTTGACAGCGGTTTAGAGCGGCCTTTTCTTTCATTGATAGGGTACACAACCCCAGTCACGTTTAACGGTCTAGTGGACTATGAGCAGTCAGCAAACGGGTTTTTCGGGCGGTCTTTGATAATCCAAGAGAAAGAGACCAACCCGAAAGCTAAAAAGCGGTTTAAGACTTTGCCAATGGATATGACCATGTCGATGACCCTAGCTAGTATCTACAACGGCGGATCGGTTGCGGCAACTGGAAAGCAACGGGTTGAGCATTTATCCGACAGAGTTGAAATACCGACAGAAGCGGCGGCATTGGATCTGCTTGACACTATAGAAGACGAGTTCCACGCG